CGAAGGTCGGTCAGCTCGACGCAGCGGACCTCAAGAACTTCGAGACCGCGGTCACGCTGTACGGCAAGCAGGCGTCGATCGTGACCGGTTTTCCGGCGCGCTACTTCGGCGTCACGACGACCAACCCGCCGGCCGAGGGTGCGATCCACGCGGACGAGTCGACACTCACGCGCTCCGTCGAGGAGCAGAACGAGCAGCTCGGCGTCTCGGTCGGCCAGGTCGGCGCTCTTGCCTACCGCCTCTCGACCGGGGACTGGCCGGCGCAGCGCCGAGTCCACGTGGACTGGTTCGACCCCGCTACCCCCACGGTCTCGCAGCGCGAGGACGCCCTGGCCAAGCGCCGGGCGGCCGGTGTGCTGTCCCGCGAGGGCTACTGGGACGAGCTGGGCTGGTCCGAGCCGCGCAAGGCTCGTGAGCGCGAGTACCTGCGCCAGGAGCGCGCCGAGGAGATGGACCCCTACCTGCGGCGCCTGAGCGAGAAGGACGCGGCCGATGCCCCTGCAGACACTGCCGTCAACGGCGGTCGAGTACAGCCGGGAGCAGCGGACGGAGATCCGGGCCGCGCTGGCAGCCCTGGGGCGCCTGTGGCGCCGGTTCGGTGAGAACTTCGACTCCTCCTGGTTGGAGCTCGGGCCGCAGCTGATCGACATGCTCGACCTGGCGCAGGAACGCGTCGCCCAGGGTGCGCTGTCCTACATGCCGGCCGTCATGGCGCAGGCGGGGCTACGAGTCCCCGACCCGGCCTACGAGGTCGAGCCCGACGCCCTCGTCGGGGCTGCTGGCGACGGGCGGCCGACCGAGAGCCTGCTGTACGGCGGTGTGACTCGAGCCAAGGAACGCGTCGCGGCCGGAGCCACCATCGCTCAGGCCCTGGCCGCCGGCGGCGAGCTCGTCAGCCTGGCGGCAGGCACGGTGCTGTCGGACACGGGCCGCACGGCCGAGAAGATGGCGGGCCATTCGCTCCTGGTCTCCGGCTATGTCCGGATGCTCAACCCGCCGTCGTGTGGCCGCTGCATCATCCTGGCCAGCACGGAGACCTCGTCCCGAACCGCATTCAAGCGGCACCCGGGCTGCGACTGCCGCAACATCCCGGCCGCCGAGTCCACCCGCGACGACGTCCGCGTCGGTGTGGAGGGCTACCTCGGCGAGCTCAACGACGACGAACTGGCCAAGGCGCTCGGATCCCGGGCTAACGCCCGGGCATTCAAGGACGGCGCGGACCCGATCCAGATCGTCAACGCCTACCGCTCCGGCGTCCGGCCCGCGCAGACCTACGACGGCCGGATCAAGTACACACTGGAGGGCACCACGCGCCGCGGTCTGGCCTACCGGGCCATGAACGCCGCGGGGGTCGCCGGTGGCGACGCGCGGCGACGCGTCGGCGACCGCTACATGTCGGCCCGCAATGTCCGCCTCATGCCGGAGACCATCTACGCCCGCGCGAAGAACCGCGACGAGGCGCTGCAGATGCTGCGCGACTACGGCTGGATCCGACCGCAGCAGCCCGGCTTCATCGTCCGCGACGGCGCGTTCATCCGCGTGCGCTGACCCACACACTTCCCCGACCGCGCGATGCGGCACGGGGCAACACCCAGCGATTGGGAGAACCCATGTCGGAGCAGACCCCGGCCCCCGCGACGGGAGCCACCCCCCAGGCGCAGCCCACCGCTACGCCCGCCACCCCGGCCCCCGCGGCACCCGCTGCAACGGGGCCGGTCACCACCGCCAACGCCCCGCAGCCGCCCGAGGGGGTGCCCCAGCAGGCCTGGGACGCCCTGGGCGACCCGGGCAAGGCCGCCATCACCGCCGAGCGTGAGGCCCGCGCCGCCGCCGAGCGGTCGGCTGCGGAGCTCAAGGCGAAGCTCGACGAGGTCGAGCGAGCCAAGATGAGCGACCTCGAGCGAGCGCAGGCCGACGCGAAGGCTGCTCAGGAGGCCGCCACGAAGGCGACCACCGAGGCGCTGCGCTACCGCCTGGCCGCCGCGCACGGCATCGACACCACGCCCGGACCGAACGGGGAGCCTTCGGACGCCGAGACGTTCCTCACGGCGACGGACGAGGCGGGGATGACCAAGCAGGCCGAGCGGCTCGCCGCCCGCAGCAAGGCGCAGGGGGCTCCGACGTTCCCCAGGCCCGACCTCACGCAGGGGTCCGGCCGCGACACCGCGAACGGCTCCGGTCCGGACGCCGACTTCGCGAAGTTCCTGAACAACCAGCTGGGCTGAGGCCCATTCACGGAAGGGGCATCCAGTGCCCGTCAACGCTCTGTCGAGCATCAACTCGACGCTCCTGCCGGCCACGGTCGCCGGCCCCATCTTCGAGAAGGCGCAGGAGCTGTCCGCAGTGCAGCAGCTCGCGCGCCGGGTGCCGCTGTCCCTGACGGCGAACACCGCCATCCCGGTCTCCATGGACATCCCCGCCGCCGGCTGGGTGTCCGAGGGTGGGCAGAAGCCGGTCGGCTCGGGCGCCGTCGGCGTCAAGCAGATGGTCGGCAAGAAGGTCGCCCTGCTCGTGCCGGTCTCGGAGGAGGTCGCCCGCACCAACGCGGCGGGCCTGTACTCCCAGCTCCAGGCCGACCTGCCGGTGGCCATCGCCCGCGCGTTCGACCACGCGGCGATCCACGGCAAGGACCTGCGCACCGGTGGCGCCGGCCCGTTCGCCGACTACCTGCTCGCCGGCGCCTCGTCGGTGGAGCTCGGCACTGCCACCCAGGCCAACGGCGGCATGTTTGCCGACCTGGTCAACGGCGAGAAGACGGTGGTCGACGCCGGCTTCGACTTCTCCGGCTTCGCGGCCGACCCGCGCCTGCGCCCGACGCTCAAGCTCGGGACGGACAACACGGGCCGCCCGCTGTGGGTCGACTCGCCCACCCAGGGCATCAACGCCGGCACCCTGATCGGCTACCCGGCCACCTACAACCGGGGCGTGTCGGGCTCCTACCGCCGCCACGGCTCGCGCGTGCAGATCGTGACCATCACGGGCACGCCGACCGGCGGCACCTTTACGCTCACGATCGGTGGCGTCACCACCAGCCCCCTCGCGTACAACGCCGCGGCCGGCACCGTGCAGACCGCGGTCCGCGCCCTGGGCGCCCCGTGGGCGGCAGCCACCGTCACCGGCTCGGCCGGCGGCCCGTACACCGTGACCCTGTCGCCCGTGGGCGGCGCTGCGGCGCCGATCACTGCCAGCGGCGCTGCCCTGACCGGCGGCACCGCGCCGGCCGTGGTCGTCACCCAGACCCCGGAGGCGGACACCAACCTGCGGGCGCTCGGTGGCGACTGGTCGCAGGCCGCGTGGGGCTCCGGCATGGACCTCACCATCAAGGTCTCCGACACCGCGTCCTACGTGGACGAGGCCGGCACAACGCACTCGGCGTTCCAGGAGAACCTGGTCCTCCTGCTCGTGGAGGCGCACTTCGGGTTCGTGACCTCGGGCGTCTCCGGCGCCTTCGTCGCCTACACCGACGCGGCCTGACCGGAAGGGATGGGGTGACTCATGACGTACGCCAACATCGCCGATGTGGCCGCCGAGCTGGGCCGCCCCATCCCGACCGCTCCCGAGACGATCGCGCAGTGGAACCGGTGGCTGACCCGCATCGAGAACCGGATCCTGGCGCGCATCCCCGACCTGGCTGACCGGATCACCGCGGGGGAGCTCACCACAGCCCTGGTGGCCGACGTCGAGGCCGCGGCCGTCGCACGGCACGCCCTTAACCCCGAGGGTGTGCGCCAGATGACCCGGGCCATCGACGACGGCTCGGTGACGAAGCTGATCGACCAGGCCCGGTCGGCCGGCGAGCTGGACCTGACCGACGAGGAGTGGGCGCTGCTGCTGCCGACGTCGGACAGTGGGGCGTTCTCGACCCGCCCCTACTCGGAGCCGGACACCGGCCTGCCGTGGGGCGTCTGGTGCTGATCGACATCGGCGCCGAGCTTGCCGCGCAGCTCGCGGAGTCCCGCGCGGACGCCGAGTCCCTGATGCTCGACTCCTGCACCATCGGCGTCCTGGGCGACCCGGTGACTGACCCGGTCACGGACAAGGTCACCACGCCTCTGGAGCCGCTGTACACGGGCCGCTGCAAGGTCCAGACGTACGAGGCGCAGGAGTCGAACCCTGAGGCCGGCGGTGCCACGTTCACGGTGCAGCGGTACACGGTGCACATCCCGGTCGGTGCGTATGCGCCGCAGGTCGGTCACGTCGTGGAGATCGGTGCGGCGGCGCTTGACCCGCATCTGGTCGGCCGCCGATACCGGGTCGCCGCCCTGATGCATAAAACCCTGGCGACGGCGTACCGGCTCGGCGTGGAGGAGGTGCCCGATGGCGGGTAGTGATGAGCTCCGCGAGTTCGCGAAGGATCTGCGAGCGGCAGGCTCGGGGATCGCCTCCAAGGTGCTGCCCGTCGTGCACAAGGGCGCGAACAACATCAAGCGCCAGCACCGGCGCGAGATGCGCGCCTCCACCCACTTCAAGGGTGTGGCGCAGTCCATCGACTACTCGATGAAGTACGGCACCGGCTCCCGGGCGTCGGGCGGCGCTGGCGCCATCGAGGCGGAGATCGGGCCGCGCTCCGGCCCAGGCAGCGCGGGCGCGCTGGCGAACATCGCCTACTTCGGCAGTTCGCGCGGCGGCGGCACAGTGCCGGACCCGAAGGGTGCCCTGGAGGCTGAGGCCCCGCGCTTCGAGAAGGCGCTGGCCGACGTCGTGGAAGGGCTGCTCAAGTGATCAGCCAC